CTCTGCCCTGTTGTCTGTTAACGGCGAGCGTAACTCCCAGAAGTCACTGGCAGAATGGATTGAAGACTGGGCCGACTACCTTGTGGGCTTTGATGCTAATGGTGACGCTATTCAGGCAACAAAAGCGGCTGCGGCGGTCCGTAAAATCACGATTGAAGCAAACCAGACCGCTGATTTTGAAGATAATGACTTCAGCGGCAAACGCTCCCTGATGGAGTCTGTCGAAGCGAAGACCAAAGATATTATGCCAGTGGCATTTGAATTTAAATGCGTTCCGTTTGAAGGTCTGAAAGAACGTCCGTTTAAATTACGCCTCAGCATTATCACTGGCGATCGTCCTGTACTGGTTCTGCGCATTATTCAGCTGGAGGCGGTGCAGGAAGAAATGGCTAACGAATTTCGTGATCTGCTTGTTGAGAAATTCAAGGACAGCAAAGTAGAAACCTTTATTGGTACTTTCACCGCCTGATTTCATTACTGCAAATGCCCCTGCGGGGGCATTTATGGAAACGTAATTTACTCAATAATCGCCGGATGGTGAGGGATTCTTTTTACCAGAATTCAGCGCGGTGCAGCGCATATACGTGGAGAACAAAATGTCATTTATCAAAACTTTTTCCGGGAAGCATTTTTATTATGACAGGATAAATAAAGACGACATCGATATTAACGATATCGCGGTTTCCCTTTCAAATATCTGTCGCTTTGCCGGTCATCTTTCGCACTTCTACAGCGTCGCCCAACATGCGGTTCTTTGCAGCCAGCTGGTGCCGCAGGAATTTGCTTTTGAAGCGTTAATGCATGATGCAACAGAAGCGTATTGCCAGGATATTCCCGCTCCACTGAAACGCCTTCTTCCTGACTATAAACGGATGGAAGAAAAAATAGACGCCGTAATCCGTGAGAAATACGGGTTACCCCCGGTTATGAGCACGCCTGTGAAATATGCCGATCTCATCATGCTGGCAACCGAACGCCGCGATCTCGGGCTTGATGATGGCTCTTTCTGGCCAGTACTGGAAGGTATCCCGGCAACAGAAATGTTCAAAGTTATTCCACTGGCTCCGAGCCATGCCTACGGGATGTTTATGGAGCGCTTTAACGAGTTATCGGAGTTACGCACATGCGCATGAATGTTTTCGAAATGGAAGGGTTTCTTCGCGGGAAATGTGTACCACGAGATCTGAAAGTGAATGAAACAAATGCTGAATATCTGGTGCGTAAATTTGCTGAAGCGGAGGCCAAGATTTTGGCTCTGTCCGAAGACCAACAGAAAGCGATTGAGTCAATTAAGCAGGCTGTAGCAGCTGTTAAGTTGGCACACGAGAAGTTTTCGGCGCTGGCGGCGGAGAATGCGGGGCTGAAACACGCAATGGCCGTAACTCTTGAGCATGTGTCGGTCACGGATGCAGGGCAGGCTGGTGTTGCTGCAATGATTATCAACGATGCCCTGCACCACAGCGAAACTCCAGCCACCGATGCTTTCCTGGCTGAAATTCGTGCGGAAGCACGCAACGAGGGGATTAACTATACCGCAAGCCGTCTTGCTGCTGCTTTCAATCACGGATTTATCAATAAGTCTTTACGTGAAGTTTTCGACGTTACACGCATGATTCTGTCAGCGAAAGAAGAGTTGGCTAATGAACCACACCCGATTGATGGCCTGTCCGGTGAATATGCGGAGAAATCCCTAGAAGAATGGGCGGAACAGATTCGCAAAGGAGGCAACCAGTGAGCAAGATTGACTATCAAGAACTGCGCGAGGCGGCGGAACAGGCAACGCAAGATGAATGGGTAGCATATATTTTGCCGGGTCATAACGGCATTTATCCTGCGCGCACGTCTGAGGGTAGGCATTGCGGATACTTTATTGACTGGCCTGGCGTCTGTCAGGGGCGGGAGAGCATCAGCATCAGAACCTACGCAGTGAATTGCAATGACGCATGGCTAAACACCGAAGGTGATGACATCTCCGGCTCATACGTTAAGTACAAAGACCATCAGGAAGTGGTTGCCGCTCTTGAAGCCAAGTGCGCGGCGCTGGCAGCGGAGAATGCGGGAATAAAGTCTGCAATTCCAGAATTACGGGATATTGAGGATGACAATGACAATATGGATGACGTATCTCTCGCGGAAGACTTCGGGTTCAATCATGCAATAGAACGGATGAGGAGACAGATACCTGAAACGCCAACCACTGATGCTTTCCTGGCTGAAGTCCGGGCGCAGGGGGTGGATGCTGCTATAGAAGCTGCAAAAAATCTGGTGGCCCAAGAATATGAGTATAAGGATTTCAAAGCGGCGCAGAGTGATTGCTGTATGTACCCTGGTTCAGACCTGGTAGGGAAGGTTGAAATGACTGAGTGGTTAGTTGACTTTGCTGCCCAGCTTCGCAAAGGAGGCAACCAGTGAGCGAAATTAATTACCAGGCACTGCGTGAGGTGGCGGAACGTGCAATTCCAGCAATGGAACGCCTGTTAATGTTGCCAGCTGATGATGATTTGTTAAGTGAACAGGAACTTAAAGATTACGGTGTGGATATTGATGCGCTCAATGCCTTCAAATTTCTGACCGGACCAGAAACCGTGCTGGCACTACTGGATGAACGGGAAAGAAACCAGCAATACATCAAACGCCGCGACCAGGAGAACGAGGATATTGCGCTTACGGTTGGGAAGCTGCGCGTTGAGCTTGAAGCAGAAGAGAAAACATCAGCAGCTAGACTTGAGGCGCTCGACCGCACCCACAAAATGTTCCAACGGGAACAATGCAGGGCAGAGGCCGCAGAGAAGCGTATTGCTGAACTGGAGAAAAGCGAAGAGCAACTCATTAACGAGCGTGACCATGCTGAGTCTGCTTTAGCTGATATGTATTTTGCAGCAACCGGGGATAGGCCTGAGTGGAGTAACTGGTTCGGTTTTTCAGATGCAGTAGATGCCGTAGTTGACAGAATTGCTGATTTAGAAGCTAAACAGCCATCGCCAGTAGTACCTGAAGGACTGATTAAAGCGGTGCGTTTTTATGAGCAGGTAAAGCGTGAGAATCCGCCAGTCGAAACCGGAGCATGGAAAGACGCTGTTGACTGGGTGCTCAAAGAGGCTTGCCAGTCTGTAAACATTGGCATCAAAGGAGAGTGATATGGCGTTAACACACCGCGAACTCTGTCAGATTGCGTACAAGTTCCTTAAGCGCAACGGGTTCAAGGTTTGTTTTCATGACCGCTTTATAGCTGTAACCAGTACCGGAGAACAGCCAGATGCTATGGGATTCAGAAATTCAGCATCATGCCTGATAGAGGCGAAGTGTTCTCGTGCTGACTTGTTGGCAGATAGAAAAAAGCGTTTTCGTAAAAATCCGTCTCTTGGAATGGGCGACTGGCGATTCTTTATTAGTGAGCCGGGAATTATTTCAATTGAGGATTTACCACCTGGCTGGGGATTACTTCACGTTGTTAACGGAAGAGTACGGAAAGTACATGGGTGGCCCAAGGGTAATTGCTGTTGGGGTAAACCTGACGATAAGCCATTTACTGGAAATAAGCAGGTTGAATGCGATTACATGTTATCTGCATTAAGGCGCATGGAGTTGAGAGGGCACCTTAATGAAATATATGACGGTGTAATTGTTAATAAGAAAGAAGGAAACGCGGCATGATCACTATTACCAAAGAGCGACTACTGACAATCAAGCAGTGGCGCGAAACATACGGACCTGGTAGCAACGTTGTACTGCCAGCAGAAGAAGCGGAAGAACTGGCACGAATTGCTCTGGCATCGCTGGAAGCAGAACCAGTTGCTTATATTTTCAAACATCCGGCCGGGAAATTATTCTGGGCTTTAACGGATGAAAGCAATAAAGAGCAACCGGACGTTATTCCTGTTTATGCTGACTCACCTGCGCCGGTTGTGCCGGATGAAATAGACGTAAACGATGTACCAAGGGCGGTGACATATTTCAAGACACACAGAGATTGTTACGCAGATGGCTGGAACGCCTGCCGCGCCGCCATGCTTCAGGGTAGCCAACCTGTAAGCCAAACTTACAAGTTTCCAGTTAATACACCTTGCCAGGATGCGCCAGCCCATATCTGGCTGCAAACAGCTGGAGTATGGCCAGAAGATGGCGAGTTAAGCGAATTAACGTGGTGCAGCCACAATCAGCACCATGATGACACGCTATATGTTCGAGCTGATTTGGTAAATGGCAATTCTCCGGTAACTCCGGATGGTTGGATAAGCTGTAGTGAGCGAATGCCGGACGACAGGCAGGAGGTGAATCAATGAGCTGGCCTGATGCAATCGTAACTCTGGGGGTGGTCTTCGCAGCAGCGTTTGTTGTGTTCTCGATTTGTCGATGGGGATAACCACATGTTCGCTTTGATTCAACGCGGTCAGATATACACGGACAGAGCTGGATACCCCGTGGTGATTACTCGCATCACTGAGCACTCAGTGTTCTTTCGACGGATGGACGGACGATCCGGGCGGGTACGCATTGGTGAGTTAAACTGCCTGTTCGAACATATTGACCACCAGGAGTACCGCAAAATTCTCGCGAACACTGAGCAGGAAAAGCACCTGAAAAAATTACGAGCCATAAAAAGGAAGTAAAGAATGAATAAAGCATTTGAACGATGGGTCCACCAGCGTTACGGCAATCGCTATGACCTGACGCGAGATGTTGACGGCTTCTACTGTCGTGAAGTTGTGAAGCGAATGTTTGAAGTGTGGTGCCACTGCCGTGGATGAAAATTTTATGAGGTTGGCATGCAGACAATCATCTATCTGATAACCCCCAGCAAATGGTGTACGGAGAGAGTCCTCATTGCATCAACAGGGCTAAAGCCTGGCACCATTGAGCGGGCAAGAAGAAAGTCATGGATGCAGGGAAAAGAATACCGCCATTACGCTGTAGAAGGTGATCCGGGGCACTACAGTGAATGCCTGTACAACATCGAAGAAATTATGCGATGGATCGAAAACCAGAAACAACCAGGTGCCAAAAATGCAAGTTCCGGTTAACCTGTTAATGCTCCTGGACGTCTGGGAGGTTTAATGAGTAACGCATCATACCCGACAGGCGTTGAAAACCATGGAGGATCACTCCGTATATGGTTTCACTATAATGGCAAACGTGTCAGAGAAAACCTCGGTGTTCCTGACACAGCCAAAAACCGGAAGATCGCTGGTGAACTTCGCACTTCCGTTTGTTTTGCAATCAGAATGGGGAGTTTCGACTACGCCGCGCAGTTCCCTAATTCCCCTAACCTGAAACACTTTGGTCTGGGAAAAAGAGAGATAACCGTTAAGGCACTTTCGGAAAAATGGTTGGACCTTAAGAAAATTGAGATTTGTGCGAATGCACTTAACCGTTACCAGTCAGTAATTAAAAACATGTTACCAATGTTAGGTGAAAAAAAACTGGTTTCATCCATAACAAAAGAGGATTTACTTTTCGTAAGGAGAGATTTGTTGACCGGTTACCAAAAGCTTTCTAATGGAAAGACTTCTTCCATAAAAGGGCGCTCAGTGGTCACGGTAAACTACTATATGACAACCATAGCTGGAATGTTTCAATTTGCAACAGATAATGGTTATACCTCAGGAAACCCATTTAACGGTCTGGCTCCCTTAAAAAAGTCCAAGGTAAAACCAGATCCTCTCACCCGTGACGAATTTATTCGTTTTATTGAGGCTTGCCGTCATCAACAAACAAAAAACCTGTGGATTCTCGCTGTATACACGGGTATTCGTCACGGGGAGTTGGTATCGCTGGCATGGGAAGATATAGACCTTAAAGCAAGGACTATAACCATCCGTAGAAATTATACAAAACTTGGCGAATTCACTCCACCAAAAACCGATGCAGGCACCGGAAGGACAATTCATCTGGTTCAACCAGCTATTGATGCTCTTAAAAGCCAGGCGGAAATGACCATGCTTGGAAAGCAACATTCTGTAGAGGTGAAGCAGAGGGAATATGGGAGAACTGCTGTGCATAAATGCACTTTTGTTTTTAGTCCTCAGGTAACAAAACAGCAGCAGTTGTCCGGACCTCACTACAAGGTTGACTCCATCAGGGAGTCATGGACAAGTATCTTAAAACGCGCAGGTCTGAGACACAGAAAATCGTACCAATCCAGGCATACTTATGCATGCTGGTCACTTGCCGCAGGAGCTAATCCTAGTTTTATCGCAAGCCAGATGGGCCACACAAACGCACAAATGGTATTCAATGTTTACGGAGCATGGATGAAAGACAACAATCACGAACAGATAGAACTCCTTAACAAAAGACTATCTGAAAGTGTCCCATGTATGCCCCATAAGAAAGTTGGGTAAAATAAAAACTTGCAAAATCAGTTAGTTTACCCTTAATCCCTGTCACGTTACGCGCGTGTCAGGCAGGGAACAATCCCTTGTTCGCTGTCGCCCGTATTAAATGTGACATCACGCGTTGCCATATAACCATTATTCAAATAGATATCGACACGATACGTCCCTGGCGGTAATTCTTGCCCATTTTCAAAACGCGATAAATCAGCCACAGCCTGGGGATCATCCGCTAAAAAGCGCGGATTAAAATAGAGTTCGGCAGATGACAAAGGTGTCTGTGCGGCAAAAGCACAGGCGACAAAGAGCCGGACAAAAAAACCAGCCAAACGATGCTTACGAATATGCAAGCATTGTGTGTTTCGCTGGTAAAGTCTTAAATTCAGATATGACATTATTCCTCCGGTTTAAAATCACCCGGCAGTCAATTCTTTTTATTCAGGCGAAAAATTCCCCCTGCGTTATTCCATTACGCCCGTCATTTTGGGGGTAAGTGCGCCATAATCATTTATTGTTCGGTAAGTAATATTGCTTCCCGCATCAGAAGGCAATTTAACCGTGCTTTCGCCCATTGGAGGCACCAAGGCATTTTCAAGAACCCGGGCTCCGGCATTCAACTCTGTTACCGTCAGGTAATAGGGTGTCGGGTTAATCAGCGTCAGAGAATTCGCGCTACGACGAAATCTTAATTTTTCTGCGGCCTGATCGGGTGGCAACGCTAATTTAGCCGGACGATAGTACAGTTTAATGCGGCTGATAATTGCGAGCTGTAGCGTATTCTCAGTCAATTTTGATTTATCCATTGACGGAATCGCTTTAACGTTCATCCAGAATAAACTTTCCCGGTCCTGTGGCAATTGGTTATTTGTTGCATCAAGAATACGCAAGGTATTCTCTTTTTTTCCCTTCATCGCAAACAGAGGAGGCGTCACGATAAAACGACCATCCTTTACACCATCGGCATTTTCCACCCATGATTGAATTAAATAGGTACTATTTTCATCATTATTTGTCACGGCAAGTTGCACTTGTTTTTGCCCTGCCGGATAAATTACGCGAGTCGCACCTAAGGCCACTCCCGCTTCAGCGCGTCCGGCAACCATCATTGCCATGAACATCAGGATACCTGCCAGCAAGCGGAATGTTATTTCCTGCGATTTCCTTACATTGACGTTTTTATTACTCACTGTCCTGTTCCTGTTATCACATTATCTGCTGAACAATTACTGATAGGTTAAAGAGAACCAGGCCTGGGCATTGGCGATGCCGCCAGTAACCCGACGCCCGGTAGCACGATATTTGGCGATGAAATGTAGCGAAGTAGAGCCTGAGTAAAGCCGTTTCCAGTTTGCTGGAGGACGATTAATCGGTACGAGGTTTCCTTCATCATCAAACAACGCTACGCCAATATTGGTGGCTATCCCTGGCCCCTCTCCCACGGAAAGCACATCCGGATTTTTACCATCCGCGACACCGTGAAACGCCACACCTACACGTTCGCTCACCACCGTGCTACATTCCCGTAAATGAATAACAAAAGGCACCGGTGCGCTATCTTCCCCTACCGCATGAAACCGGTTACTGCTGATTTGCCCCATATTGACCGTCATTTGTTTATCACCGGCTTCAATCCGGCAAGTTTCCGCAATAATGACGCCCTGAAATTGCATATTTCCGCCGGGCAACGTGGTATTCCATTTATTTCCGGCCAGAGCAAACATTGGCAGCAACGACGCTAATAGAAATAATCTCTTCCTTTTCATCGTTATTTTTATCGCACAAGGGTGGGCATCCCTGCCCGTAATGACGTCCCTGAACCTGGGTAGGTTATTGATACTGAACCTTGAAGGTCGCATCCGCATTAGCAGCACCCGGGGTTGCGGCCCCGGTTGCAAAATAACGCGCCTGGAACGGAATGGTATTGGTTCCGTTATTCAGGGTTGTTTCTGAACTAAATGTCGCACCGTCCAGCGCCAGCGCAGCACCCGTTCTGTCCAGGATCTGCACACCAACGTTTGTTGCGCTACCCGCAGCAGAACTCTGCAGAGCCAGTACATCAGTATGCGTAGCATCAATTGCCGTACCTAAGAAGGCAACAGCGGCTTTTGTGGCAACAGTGGTATCGCAATCATTCAGCTGAATGTTAAAACCAACGGCAGAGCTGGTTGCTCCAGCCTGCTTCAGGCTAGCGGTACGAACCTGGCCCAACTGAACGGTTTGATCAACAGAGCCTGCATCAACTGCGCAAGCGGCGTTAACAACTTCCCCTTTAAAGTGAACGGTCCCACCATTTACCGTCGTAGTATCGGCCAGAGCCGCTGCGGAACTGAGGGACAGAGCCGACAGAACAACGATTGCCAGAGTTTTAATTTTCATGCTGCTTTCCTTTAAAAAAACTATTTCTAAATCGACATGGGCAGTCGTTCTGTACACTTTGTTTTGTCAACGAGTTTGACTGCCAACACTGCACAGTTTTCCCCCAAAAGATGAAACATTTGGGGCCATTTTGACTCATAGAGGAAAGCATCGCGCACAAACTTTTTCAGTTTATTTGTTGGCTTAATATTCTATTGTTATCTTTATTTATAGATTTTTATATTGCATGAGGTGGTTTTTGGAGAGAAGAATGAGGAAGATGCGTCGAGCCACAGAAACGTTAGCTTTACATATAGCGGAGGTGATGTGAAATTAATTTACAAGAGAAATAATTTACATATCAAACAGTTAGATGATTTTTGTCGTTTTTTAAAATTTTTATGCTTGAGAAAAAAACACGTAACTTATTTATGATATGGACAGTTTGGCCCCAATTGTCTTGTATTTATTTGTTTTTTAACTTTATTATCAATAAGTTAAATCAAACCTCTTCTCTTTTTAATTTTTCGTTTATGAGATTATTTCTTTCCCATAATCCGGCAAAACGAGCAGCATTACTGGCGGTATAACGCACAGTATGGCGAATATTTCGATGCCCGAGATAATCCTGAATTAAACGAGTATCTGCACCACGCTCCGCCAGTTCATAACCGCAAGCATGCCTTAACATATGAGGATGAGTCTGCGTTACGGTTCCAGCTTCAATACCGGCATCGCGAATAATGCGATAGGCCTGCTGGCGAGAAAGCCGACTCCCGCGGCGAGAAATAAATATAGCGTCAGTCCGGTCAGCGCCTTTCCAGTTAGCACGTTCCTGGGTCCATCGTTCCACGGCTTCACGCTCATCAAAACGTAACGGGTGAACGGTAGAAAATCCGTTCTTCAGTCGGCGAATATTTATTCTACCTTCATTAAGGTCAAGGTCCTGATAATGCAGATCAAGCAGTTCACTAATACGCATCCCATGCCGATATGCCAACAGAATAAGACAATAATCTCTGGCTCCCGTTGCCCCGTAACAAACCGCCTGCATCATGGCCTGAACTTCTTTACCGGTAAGATAACGACGTTTACTCACAATAGTAGTACTCCTAACTGAGATATATTTGAATGAATACCTATAGGAAACCTCAATCGGTCAAAATTAGCCCAATAGATAAAAAGATAACCACACACGGAGTGATGTGGCTATCAGTCAATTACATTAAATATCATACAAAAATAAAATATCACTGATGTGACAACATCTATTTTCATTGATTTGATTCAATATAACAATAGATTGCAGTGGATTAACTTCCAGTTGCTTAAAAAATAAAGAAAAAAGTGCGGAAACAGGAGATGATTTTTTCATCTACATTCGTTGGTAAATATAGCTTTGGTCACTACGACTTAAACCTTCCTCAATCACAGCCATTCGCCGGGCGATACGGCAAACAAACTAAGTGAAACATCATCCTGAAAACACCAACATCAACAAGCCTCTCCAGATCGACTTCAGAAGTGACCAGTTACAAGCCACAAACCAGGAAACATATTTCATGATGAGAATTATGCTCAGCCTGATGGCGGGTAAACACTGATTTTCACCACGCTCACTGAGTTAGCTTGCAAATCTTTCCTTGTTTATACCTTAAATAAATTACTTATAAAACAGATAATTAAACAACAATCTTTGGTTTGTGAAGGCCTCCGCAAGTGTTCGTCTGGCTTCACATGGCATCTTCTTCTTAGAAAAATATCGACATATTTTGTGACACGAATTGCAAATCTGGTTTTGTTGTATGGATTGCGTGATTTTTGATCTGGTATAACAGGTATAAAGGTGCACCAAGATAGTCAATGAGACAGGGCATCTCGCAATCTATGGCAAACATCACTTCAGTTCTTTCTCATCGGGTGATGAAAACGCACTTCAGTCTGAAAGGAATATGAAAATGAGATCAACAGACATTCTATTTTATGACTCTGGGTAAAATGGATTGAGTAAGTGATATAGCTTACGAACATTCAAATCAATTAAACATCAGAAGAGATTTTATACTCAGGTATTTAATCTGGATCTCTGTTTATTTAAATAATGTGAAAAGAGATTTTTCACAGGAGACATTATACAAAAAAATATAAAATACAGCTACCGGTTGCCAAAGACACTATAAGCCTGGCAAAAAAATATTACACAACATAAATGCTAATTGTTTATGCGGGCTTTGTATTGCTTTCTGTATCCTACAAATGAGTGAAATTTATGAAAAAGGCTAAAATACTTTCTGGCGTATTATTACTGTGCTTTTCGTCCCCATTAATTTCTCAGGCTGCGACACTGGACGTACGTGGTGGATATCGTAGTGGAAGCCACGCCTATGAGACTCGACTCAAAGTCAGTGAGGGATGGCAAAATGGATGGTGGGCAAGCATGGAAAGTAATACCTGGAATACCATTCATGATAATAAAAAGGAAAATGCCGCACTCAATGATGTTCAGGTTGAAGTTAATTACGCGATTAAACTTGATGATCAATGGACGGTGCGCCCGGGAATGTTAACGCATTTTAGCAGCAACGGCACACGCTACGGACCCTACGTAAAACTGTCCTGGGACGCGACAAAAGATCTTAATTTTGGCATTCGCTATCGTTACGACTGGAAAGCTTACCGACAACAAGACTTATCCGGTGATATGTCTCGTGATAACGTTCATCGTTGGGATGGATATGTCACTTACCATATTAATAGTGATTTCACCTTCGCATGGCAAACGACGCTATACAGCAAACAGAACGATTATCGCTATGCAAACCATAAGAAATGGGCGACGGAAAATGCATTTGTTCTACAATACCATATGACGCCCGATATTACGCCATACATAGAATATGACTACCTGGACCGTCAGGGTGTTTACAACGGCAGAGATAATTTATCGGAAAACAGTTATCGCATTGGTGTGTCATTTAAACTGTAGTAGACAGGAGACAGTCACAATGAATAAAACAATAACGGCGCTTGCTATCATGATGGCTTCATTTGCCGCAAACGCGTCTGTATTACCTGAAACTCCTGTGCCATTTAAAAGTGGTACCGGAGCAATTGATAACGACACTGTCTACATTGGTTTAGGTAGCGCAGGTACGGCATGGTACAAGCTGGATACACAGGCCAAAGATAAAAAATGGACAGCGTTAGCTGCATTCCCTGGTGGACCAAGAGATCAAGCAACCTCGGCATTTATTGATGGCAATCTGTATGTGTTTGGCGGCATTGGCAAAAATAGCAAGGGCTTGACTCAGGTATTTAATGACGTACACAAATACAACCCCAAAACCAATAGTTGGGTTAAATTGATGTCGCATGCACCGATGGGCATGGCGGGTCATGTGACTTTTGTACACAACGGCAAGGCTTATGTTACTGGCGGTGTTAACCAGAATATCTTCAATGGCTATTTTGAAGATCTCAACGAGGCTGGAAAAGATTCAGCAACTATAGACAAGATCAATGCCCATTATTTTGACAAAAAAGCAGAAGATTATTTCTTCAATAAGTTTCTGTTGTCTTTTGATCCCTCAACACAGCAATGGAGTTACGCTGGCGAATCTCCCTGGTACGGAACGGCTGGTGCGGCGGTTGTGAATAAAGGTGATAAAACCTGGCTTATTAATGGTGAAGCCAAACCAGGATTGCGAACGGATGCCGTATTTGAACTTGATTTCACCGGTAATAATTTAAAATGGAATAAGCTTGCTCCCGTCTCATCACCAGATGGCGTCGCTGGCGGTTTTGCGGGGATAAGCAATGATTCTCTTATATTTGCCGGAGGGGCCGGATTCAAAGGTTCACGAGAAAATTACCAGAACGGAAAGAACTATGCGCATGAAGGCCTGAAAAAATCATATAGCACTGATATTCATCTTTGGCATAACGGGAAATGGGATAAATCGGGTGAATTATCGCAAGGTCGGGCCTACGGAGTATCATTGCCCTGGAATAATAGTCTATTGATTATTGGCGGTGAAACTGCAGGCGGCAAAGCGGTGACGGATTCAGTTTTGATCTCTGTGAAGGATAATAAAGTCACAGTACAAAATTAACGCTTCAGGGCCCCGGTAAAGGGGCCCTGCTATCAATTTGTCATTTCAATTACGCGAAATTTATATGAACGCAAGGTAATGACTCCAACTTATT